TTTGGCTGACGATGCAACCAAAGTTCCAAATTCTCAATTCTATTGTCTTTTTTGTCTCCATTTTTGTGATGCACATTTTCATCGCCAACCAATTTTCTTCCAAGTTTTTCCTCCATCACTAAGCGATGCTGGAAAACTTTTTTGCCGCCGATGTTTTTGTAAACATACCCGTCAGGAGTAAACTTCCACTCAACAGGAGCCAAATTATTTTTGGCATTTTTTGTTGAGCAAGACAAAGAACAATAATACTTTTCCTGCTTACGACGAGAGCTTCTAGTGAAAGAAAACTCTTTGTCGCAGTGAGCGCATTTAGTTTTAACTAGATGACGCTTTTTTCTTGTTTCGTAACCGCATTGCTTAGAACAATTATGAACCTTATGAGCCAAACTTGGCCTTGTTGCGAATTGTTTTTCGCAATTAAGACAAATTTTGCTCACAAGGCCCATATTGATTACAACCCAATAGGTTTAGGGTTGCGTCGCAATTCGTGTAATGCTTTAGCCGCCTCGTTACGCGCACCTTGTACGGGATTCTTCCAGTATTCAGACAGATTGAACTGTTTGATTGCAGAAGGATTGTAGCCAGTAGGCGTAGGTTTGGCGGCTTGTTGCATGTACTGCCAGTATTCGGCAGCAGCTTCGTGGTCAGCAATACCTTTTTCGAGCATTACTTTCTCCACTTGCTCAACCTGTTCATCGCTGTCTACCAAGCCCTTCTCTTTCAGCTTTGCACGACGCTTGTTAAGCTCGTCCATAGCATCGCGCTCACGGAGTTTTGCCTCCATTTGCTCAACACGCTCATTGGCTTTACGCATTGCTTCCTCGGTCTTGTCTTCAATCTCAAGCTCCGGGATTGGCATATCTGGGTTGACTTCCTTCGTCAGCCGCAGCATCTGCTTACGGGTCTTAGGATTTTCAGCAAGTTTACGAGCAAGCAGCGCCAACTCGTCGCGCTGTTCGGTACTCAGGTCTTCTAGTGATGACATAGGTATCCCCTATCAATAAACGTTAAAAAAGCGCATCAGATGACGCGCTTGCCGCCCGGTTTCTCAACCATCATTTTGTTCTTAGCGCCAGCTTTGGCAGCGTTGCTAAGACCACCCATCTGTGAGAAACGAGGTGTGTTTACGATTTGACCGTTCAACTGATTGTTGTCAGTCGGGTTACGGGGTGCGGCTGCGCCGCGAGGCTTAAAAAGTTCCATGATATTTCCTTAAAAATTACATCATGCCGGGAACTGCTGGCGAAGCAGCCATTGCTTTGCCTTCAGGGGTTGCCCCACCCGCTTGTGGCAGGGATTGTAACATTTGCAAAATTTCTGATTGTTTTAATTCCTCTGAGGAATCTTTGCGCTCACCGACAATGGCTGTCAGGGTTTTGATAGCGTCGAGTGCTTTACGGCCTTCTGCGCTGTCAGCGCCAATAGCAGGAAGGCTGCTTAATTAAATCCATCGCGACCCAAGATTAACCATCGCTCCCTCTTTTGAACCCATTTTTGGCTCTGGGGTGGACATGGGTGCAGCCATTGGAGTCGCGGATTCCTCCATGCCTTCTTCTTCATCTTCCATCTCCATTTCTTCGTTGCCACTCTCGGCTTCTTTGGATTTGGACTTAGCCTGTTTATCCATCAGGCTCATCAGTTCTTCGGAAGATACAGCCATAATAGCCTCGTATAAAAATTTGCAATAGAAATAATCAATACGCTAATGCTTGTCAAGTTAATTATTAGCAATTAACGCATTTTTCTTCCATAGCTACGCTGCGGGGAGCTACGGTCGCCATAAGTTTGCCCTAGACGCTGCACCCGGTACTGAAGTCTAGGCGCACCAGACTCACGCTGCAAGCTTTCAGTGGTCAGGCGCGGCTGGTCAGCGCGGGATGTTGTCTGAATTGCAGTGCTAGTTTCGTTCATGCTGCCTCCTGTTGCGGCGGTTCCTGTTGTGGCGGGGTTTGTTGCGCCATTTGCAACTGTGCCATCTGTGCTTGTTGTTCCTCCATCTTCTTCAGACGTTCTTTCAGCAATTGCTTGCTTGGAGGATCAACCAATTCTATCAACGATTCTCTGTCGATAGCGCCAGCTTGGAACAGGCTGAATGCCAGCTTGCGCTGGTCTTCAGTAAAGATCGGGCTATTGCTATGCGCGTCAACTTTGACAATAAAGTCGTTTGTGAATTGCGCTGGCAAGAACGGTGCGCCATCATCATCTTTGAGTTTGATCGGCTGATATTTCTGGATGCACTTTAGGAAAAGTGTTGCCATCTTTTCCAGCGAGTCCTCAATAATCAGGGCGCGTTTCTTAGCTCTGGATGAGCCAAGTCGTGATAAAGACTCGGCGTGTGATTTACTTCTAACTCCGGATTCACCTCGTCCAGCCAACACGGGAGTGATGCCGCTTGCTTCAGCG